AGAGGGATTGGAGAATTTTAGAAGTATATATTGGATTTTCAGATGAAGAAGGATGCAGGATTTTGTCGGGAAAGTCATACCCGAAAATACATGCGTGATAATGTGGCCGATGAGTTTGGTCACCATATTCGCCACAAGCATAGAAGCGGAGTTCACCGCATTTTTTCCGAAAGCGTTTAAAGAATAGCTGTAAGTCTCGAGGGACTAGAGTGTAATTTTTATCACCGCAAGGAACATGATCATTATCATAAGTTAGCGTGATAAAGCAGTTTTGTTCATGTAATTGGGCTTCGTTTAAACAACGAACGGCCCAGATTTTAGAGCGTTCAAGACGGCAGCCGATACAACGAGAACATGGTATTGGAATTGGTGATTTAGCATCACCAAATTTAAGAGAAACAAGCGGAGTTTTTCCATTAGGATTTGGACCTTTTAAAGAAGGGTAAAGGGTTAGGGGCTTATAGCAAGGCATTAAGCACCTACCCTTATTTTACGATTTATTAAATCCGATACCCACCGCGAAGAGCAGTCGCAAAGTTGCGCGAGTGCGCTCCGGCGCCTCGTTTGAAATTTTTTTTTGATTGGTGTCTAGACATTTGTTTACGAAACATATTTTACCATGCCGAAGGCTCATCCAGATTTCGGAAGTCGCGTTCGCCTTTCTTTGGTTTTGTTTGTTGTTTGAAGTTTCTTTCAAAGAATTTCTTTTGAGGATTTAGAATTGAAGGGAATTTTCCTTCGAGAAGTTCATTTCCAGTACGGAACATTTTAGACTTGAGATTTTTTGCTTCTAAGTCCGCAGCAGAAGAAGCAGTTTCTACTTGTATTTTAGCCCTTTGAGCTTTAAGGTTTTGAATTTGTTGCATAACTTCAAGTTTTCGAGCACCAGATAAATTGGCATCAGCTAATCTTTCCTGAGCGTCAGCGAGTAGTAAATCTACCCGCTGAACTTGAGTTGCATTTATATCATTACCCTGTATTGTCGAGAGCCGAGCCGCTGAATTTTGTGCGGCAGCAGATGCTTTAATTTGTTCTATTTCGGCATTAGCCCGAAGGCCAGCAGCAGCAGAAGGACCAAGGTCAGCCATTTGAGCAGCCGACTGGGGGGGAGTAGCAGAACCACCAAGGCGAGCAGATAGTATAGGATTTAGACCAGCCTTTCTGAGGTCGCGGACCTCACGTTGATGAGCAGTATTAGCTAAATCGCGAGTCATGCGATTAGCAGAATTTTGTTGCATCATATTAAAAGCAGAAGATATTCCGCTAGCAACAATAGGAGCAGCGGCAATGGCCGCTTTCCCTAGAGTCATGCCTGTGGCGGCAGTAGTTACCGGTTCCATTAGAATCTGTCGATTTGACCGGGTACCGAGTAAACGGGCATAGGCCGAGCGTGACGAATTTTGAAGTAAGTATCGAGGATAACCTGCGGTTCAGTAGTAACCGCTACGATACGTTCAATAGGTGGATCATCCTGAATGAATTCATCATTCAAGGGTGGAAGAGTTACGAAGTCTAAGGCAAGATGCCAAGAATCGAGAGTACCCGCTGCGTTACTCCGGAATTTTCCGGAAACGAAAGAAGGTTTATAACGATATTCGGCCCAGCGTTCCTGATAACCGAAAGCAGCTTCATTAGTAACTTCTGAAGTTCCGACCATAATTTCTTGATTTAATACGGCTTGTTCACCAAGATTAGCCAAGGCAGGGAGATAGAAATCATATCTAGTGGCACGGGACCACATTTTATGCAAACCCTGCTGATAGGTAATATCAGCGCGGACATTTACCAAGCCAATGATATAACCGTGTTCGGTTATGGAATGATGGAATCCCGCTTGGTCTCCGACCGTAGAGAATGCGGCAAGTTGTCCGAGTTTTTTCGTTGTAGTGCTTTCAGACGTTTGAGCGACCGCCGATATGTCCATGCGAGCAGAAGAGCCCCCAAGATATTCAGGCCTTTGTAGGCGAAAGTCGGGATTAGTAACTCCAAAATGAGCTTTAAGTAATTCGACATAGCGAGTGCCTCCGCGAGCGTCTCTTTCTAGAATTTTTTGAATTTGGAATGCTTCCCGAAGAGCGTTGACAGTAATTGCAGCAACACCTGTTAAATCGGCAATAACGCCCGATTTATCGGGGTCACCAGTCAAGCCGATAGTTTTTTCATAGCTGGCGCCATTGAATCCGCTTGAAGATGTACCAATAGCCGTGCCATAAGCATCAAAGGAGAACAAATGATGCCCTTTGATACCCGAAACAGTTTCGAGAGATGAACCCATAAGCGGGCCTTCATCACCAGATCCGGCAGATACAGATTGCCAACCCATAGTCATGCCATTACCGATAACGGGAGCAGTACCGGCAAGACCGATAGAAACGGGGTCTCCTTTTTGTGGCCATGGCAAGCATGAGGTAAAGTAGTCGTGACGCTTTCCGCGTCTCAGCAAAGGATAGATAGTAGGCAAATCAGGACCGTCATCGAGAGGCACAATAGCAGAATCTTGAAGATTTTGGTCTCGGAACCAAGAGTTCCAGATAAGATTGTAAGCGCGAAAGGGCAGCGCATTAATTGGAGTACCGAGAGGGAAGGTAACATCAGTCGGAATACCGAAATAATCGCCAACGGAACCCAGATCCATGGAAAGGGTCTCATCATTATTAAGCTGAGGAATAGTATAATCAATGGAATCATTAGGGTTGGCGCGAGCACCCATGAATTTTTCCCAATTTTCCCATAAAAGACGGTTAGGAACGAAGAAGAAGAAGGTATCAAGAAAAATATTGTCCATTGCCGGAAAGAGCAATGTGGAGAGCCTGCCAAAGGCAGTCATTTTAAGGTTTACAGTATCTCCGGGTAAAACTTCGTCAATAAAGACGGGTACAAGATAGCCAGAGTCTAAAGTCGTTTTATGCCCATGCGATCGGTCGAAAACGGACCTTTGAATTTCGGGGGCTGGTATGTTGGAAAAGTTGTGGTTCATTACGGAAGGGTTCATATAGAAAGTCCTTTGTTGGTTTTAATAATATACTTCTTTTTTTAAGAGAGTGACACCATTTTATTACTTTGGTGTCACTCAGACCCATTACATCAAGTAGAGTATGGGTCTATGCCGGAATTTCCGGCTTTTTTGCCTCGTTTTTATCCTCGACTTTTTCCTCGATTTTCTCCTCAGGAGCCGGTTTTTGGAGCAAACCGAGCTTTATTGATTCGGCATAATTTGCCGGATTTTCGACAAAGCGAATCAACTGATAAGGAGAGTTTGCAAAACGAGCGCGAAGTTTCGCAGGAAGAGACATAAATTGTCCATTTATGTCAAGGATTTTATTTTGCATTTGGTGGAAATCCAAAGAAGTAAAGTCACCGAATAGCGGCGGACGTTGAGTAAGAGGCAATTTCCCTGTGTTTAGGTATTGTCCTACGATATTATTGATTTTTGTAGACTCTTTGAAGTGCTGTTGAGTTTTAGAAGGTTTAGTGAATTGCATTAGATTTTTTCCTTGTGTTTGATAAGTGTTGAAAGAGATGAAATATGTTCAGGAATATCGAGAGAAGTAAGACGGCCAGTTTCAGTATCGAAAGTGCCGACTTTGTAGAGGGAATAGTCCTCAGAGAATTTAGAAAGCATAGATTCGGGATTGTTTACCGCGAGTGTGAGAGAACGTAAAGCAGGTATGATCCCCTCTGAAACGAAGGGAGAGAGATAGGACTGCATTTTTTCATCGCGTACCGAATAGAATTGTAAGTGCATATTTTGAGACTCCCGCGCGCAAGGCGCTTGTGTACGTTTTTTTTGCTACGCAAAAAAAGCCGTGTTTTTGTTTAATAACCAACTGGTTTGTAAGGTGAATTGAAATTCCTTCGATGGTTTTGACAGTAAGCATCATAGAAGGACTGATTTGAGTATGGAAGTGTTTGGTTTTTTACATAGTGTTCCTTTGTTTGAAGTAGAGTTTTATAGTCCATGTGCTTGATTTGATTGATAAGATTGAAGGGAAGTAATTCACCATTTATTTCATGATGGATAGTAATTGATGCCTGAGAGAGATTAGATGACCAGTTTTTAGGTAAGAGTTTATAAGGATTAGGGTTTTTGATTGTTTCACGTGAAACATTAGAGGTTCCTTTTAAGGGTTGTAATTTGTTGTATTTTGATTGTATGTTTAGCATTGAGTCTTTTCCTAGTGTTTTCGTGTACGTTCTTTTGTGCTTCTGTTTTTGCCTTCTCTTTTATAATAGCATATTCAATAGGGTTTGTCAACTCATATTTTGAATAATAATATTTAGGTGGTTTTATTTTTACGCCATTTCTAATAACCATAAAGTCATGAGGAAATACGTCATTTTTATAGAGTTCATACCATTTTAATCCAATTCCGGGTTTACGAGACATCCTAACGAATTCAGGCTCGATCCCATTTTTTTCGTAATACTTTTTTCCTCGACCGAGCTGTTTCTTCATGATATAGCGAGCAACATAAGCTGCAGACTCGAAAGTGACAGCACCTATTGTGACGTAACCGTATGGCCAGAGGGATTGGAGAATTTTAGAAGTATATATTGGATTTTCAGATGAAGAAGGATG